AAAATAAAAGATAAAGAAATTTTAGGATCAAATTATTTAATAAAGTTTGCTGATCATATTATTATAAAAAATATCGATAAAATATATTATAGAAATTATAATTTATATTTTTTACCAATAAATGATACAAATAAAATAAATATTTTTATTCCATATACAAATGACGAAAAGAATTTATTAAAAAATATTAGTGTAAATGATTCATTTGAATTAATAAATGATATTAGTATAAAATTTATTAATATTATAAATAATAAACAATATTTGTATTTTTATACAAATAATTTTATTTTCATTGAAAATAAAACAGTACTTGAAATACATTCAATAGAAATTTACATTTTAAAAAAAGATCAAGTTGGATACTATGTTGAAGGTGTTAAAATTGATCCAAAAGATTATAATAATATTAGTGTTTTATCAATAGTTAATTTAGTTGAAATTAAAAATATGCAAGAAATAGTTATAAATTTTAAAACTGAACCATTAATTATAGATTCAAAAAATAATCATATATTTTTTCCATTAGAATATGAAATCTATAATAGTAAAGATAATATAAGTATTAAACCTTTAAAAATTAATACATTTGGTAATGGAGAAATTATTTTTTATTTTACTATTGATGACTATTACAATATGTTGTACTATAAATTAGAAAATTTTGATATAATTAAACATGATGTAGAAATTGATCATGAAATAAAAAATAAAATTAATAAAATTGAATTATTAAATGAATATTTTTATGAAATTTTTAATGATGAAGAAATAAACTTATCTTCTACTCAAACATCATTTACCAAAATTTTTTTATTAAATAAAGATGGATCTAATATAAACGATTTCGATGATATAGAACCAGATTTCACTAAACCTGATATGAACCTCGAAAATATTAAAAATAAAGAAGATAAAACATCTATTAAAATAGATGTGATAGATAAAAAAACCAGATTTTCAGTAAAAAAAAATTATGACATAACTGAATTAAATAATATTTATTATATTAAAAAAAATACTTGGATAATTAAAAAAAAAGAACTTAATTCATTACAAGAAAAACAAAAATACGAATTTATTGAAAAAGAAAATAAATTTAAAATTTATATTGATCAAGATTTTGTATTTAAAAAGGTACCAGATAAACATTTTTATTATTTTGGAAAAGAGGGATTTGAAAAAAATATAAATGTAAATGATATAAAAGTTAATATTGTATCGAAAAATTTATTTACAGTCGAATTTTATAATCAATATAATTATGATCCTAATGGAGATTTTAATTTTATTCAATATCATTATTCTAAAGATAATAAAATTAATAAAAATTTAATTAGTAGAAAAGCAAAAATTACTATTGATTACCCATATCAATATTCAAAAGATATTAACTTTTATATAATTGGATTATCAGGAACAGGTAACATATTTAATAACTATATGTATAAAATTACAACTTATGATTTATCAAATAATAGTTTATCAGTTTATGAAGGAGGAGTTTGTGATGAAAATATTTACTTATATAATTTTGGAATTATAATTAATGGAAAATTATTTGATAGATTTTTTGATGACGAAGGATATATTAATTTAATATTTTCAGTTAATGAATTATTAGACTTATCAAATCCAAATAATTATACATATAGATTATCTGATTTAGTTGATAAAAAAATAAAAAAACTTGAAGAATATCAAGATTCATATAATGAAGTAAAATTTTTAGAACAAACTAAATTAAATGAAATATTTTTATATGTTAATAATAAACTAAAACCATATAATTATATTTCAGATTTAATACAAAAACCAAGTAAATTCTATTTAGTATCAAAAAGAGATTACAAATTAACTAATATTTTTAATAATGATATATTTATTCAAAATGAAAATATGAAAAAAAAATCTGAAAATTCATCCAAACTAGAAGAAATAACATCTTATGAAAATATTATTTGGAATCCAGTTTATAAAATGTTTGAATATATTAGAATATATTTTAATGATCAATTAATTGAAGAATTAAATGAGGATGTATTATTAGTAAATTATTTTTTATATTATAATGAAGAAATGAGAGAAAAATCAAATAATATTACTAAAATACGTTTAAATAAAGAAAAATGGAAATTTTATCTTCCTTTAAATTTTTGGTTTTCTAACAAACCAGGTTTATCTCTACCAATAATTGCATTACCATATACACAAATTAGATTAGTTTATAAATTAAATGATATTAAAAATGCTATTAGTAATAATTTGAATAATGCACAATTTAGATATATTTATAATGAAATAGAAAATATAAAAAATATTCCAGAGGTAACATTATATTTAAATACTGATTTTATATTATTAGATACTCTTGAAAGAAAATTATTTGGATCATTAAGTCATGAATATATGATTGAAAAATTTGTTAAATTTCCAAGTATTTTTATTGATAATTTTTTATCAAATAATAAATCTATAAAATTAAGTGGATTAATTAAAGATATCCATTTAATATCAAAACCAAACAATTATAAAAATATAACATATTATCCTGAAGAGGTTTATGATTATGATAAAAAATTTAGTGATTATTTTGATGTTTTAAATCTTTATAATTTATGGATTAAAAATAATAAAGTTTATACCATTCAGGATCAATATGTAAAAACTAATGAAATAGAGCATTTAGATTATGTTAATCAGGAACTAGAAAAATATTTTTTATTAACACCAAAAGAATTAAATAATCCAGAAAAAATGAAAGTGTATCCTAATTATGATATTAAAAGATTAATTGATCAATTTAATAAATGGTCTATTTATAATTATGAATTATTGAAATATTTATTTTATTACCAATATGTTTATTTAACGGAAATATGGAGTAAATACTCTACTTTAAATTTAAATAATAACTCAGATTTAAAAAAAAAAAAAATTTACGAATATAAATTAAATAAAATTCTAAACTTATATCTAAACTATTCATTTAAAAATAAAGTAATAATTAATAAAATATCACCAGTTCAATCAATTGAATTAAAAGTTGATGGTACAGTTTTGATTAGCGAAAGAAATTACAAATATTTTAGTGATGTTATACCCTATAAAAAATTTAAAAATAGTGCACAAACAGGCATATATTCATACACATTTTCATTATATCCATTAGAAGATCAAAATTCAGGTCATTTAAATTTTTCAAATTTCGATAATACAGAAATAACTATTAAATCTGATGAAGAAGCATTTAAAAAATATGGAAGTTATGATCTAAATATATGTGTTAAAGAATATAATATATTAAGAATTATGAGTGGTTTAGCTTCAACAGCATGGTAAATTAAACATTAAAACCTATACCACCTAATCCATTAGAAATTCTAAATATATTATATTGAATACCATAACATTTTACTTGAACTGGATTTTGATAATTTACTATTGGATTCATTTTAAATTGTAAATAACTATCATCTATTTTACTAAAATTCATCGTTCCAGATGGGTTAATTTCTATTGGGTTCAAACAAAATGAATAATAATATAATCCAAATTGTTTATTCATTATTTTTGATTGATATATTTGAATATTTGTATAGTATTGATTAGATTCTAATTCCATTCTTTTTATTGAATTTATTAATAGTGAATTATTTAATATTAAATATTCTTTCTCATTTTTAATTGGATATGAGCTATAATTAAAAAAATCATTGATTTCAATATTTGATAATAATACAGCTCTCCAAACTATAAGCTTAATTGGATTTATAAATGGTACTTTATAAATTGAATTAATTGAAGATATTATTTGTTGAGGTATGTTTTGAATCACTGGAATTAAGTATTGATGTGAATTATTTAAAAAATTATATCTCTCAAAATTATCCAAATAAATATAATTTATTAATAAATAAGATTTAATTATTGATGGCTTAGTAATAAAAATATTATCATCTTTTACTACTATTGTATTTGATTTAATAAAAATATCAAAATTAGTTTTTTGTCCGATTATTTTTAAATTATTATCATTATCATTATTAGGTACTTTAAACTTTCCTTTTATTTTATTATAAAATATTTTTTGTTCTAATTCATCAAAATAAATAAATTGACCAATATTTTTTTCATTTTGATATTCTTGAATAAAAAATTCTCCTGGTTCTAATATGCAAAAATTATTTGTTACTTGAATATAGTGATTTGGTGATACATTAAAACATTTTTCTATATCATTAAATTCCACATTTATTTTAATATCATGGTGTAATAAAGCTACTAATGGTAAACTTAAACCTGTATCTAGACAAAACCAAAAAGATAAAGGTATGTATAATTTATATGTTTGTTTATTATTAGAATATTCATATAATTCTTTAACATTGCCTATTATTTTATCATATGATTCTCTATGTCCATTTCCTGTTAATATTTCGTTCCAAATATTTATCCAATCACCATAATGTCTATCAATTATTGTTCCTCCTATTTCTATTTCTATAAAATTAATTAATACCAAACCGATTTTTTTTACCCATGCAAATTTTTTTTGATTATTAGATAATATACCAGGTAATTCAATATACAGATATGTTTGTCCCATTAAATCAGCATTTTTTGCTACATTAACTGTGCATTTTAGACCAAAATCTGGAATAGTTTTAAAATATTGTGGTGTGGGTTCTATTGAAAAATTTGAATGTCGTTTATACGCTATTTTAAAAAAAGTAATCTCAGGTTGAGCTGATAAATAAATATTTTCTTTTCCTACTGAAACTAAAATTAAAAGTCCTAAGCCCATTATACATGGATTAGAAATTCGATCTTTAAATATTTATTAAAATTAAAATTTTAATAAATAATTATTTTATTGAATTGGCACTGTTTTTTTAGTAACAGGAGTTGATTTATTATCAATTTCCCC